AGCTCAATTGGTACTTACAAACATGTATCAAGCAGAAAGAATTCCTCTGTCTAACAGTTTAGCTGTTTCGCTTTTCTATAATCGTGGTACTCAAGCGGTTATGAGCGACTTAATCTTTAAGATTACGGCTGTTTAATATGAAATTCAGACATAAAAAACGTGGTTGTATGATCACCACTGAAGATGCAAAAATGATTGATCAATATAGCAAGCAAGAAGATTGGGAAGTTGTAAAAGAAAAAAAGAAAAAGGTAATTAAAAATGGCTGATACTGATCAAGAAATAAGAATGAAAGAATATTTTTCTAAGCGAGTTTCTACTGAAGTAGATCCTGATTTGCTGGATTATGCCATAGATGAGCTTTTGTCCCGAACTATGCTTTATTTGAATATGGATTCAGTACCACAAAAATTTGAAATGTCTCTTGTTAACATACTAGTTTCTCAAATGACACTGTATGCTAGTGATACTTCGGAATCTAATTTAAAAAAGATAGAAGATAACGGACAGGCTATAACTTATGGCGAGCAACTTCTTAATTTCTTTGCAACACAGCCAGATAATGTAGTCTTTTCGGGTACTGCTGGAGTTCTTGGAAGATATAGATTGGCTAACGTAGTAGGTGAAGAGTTGTATGAAGATACCAGCGACTTGGAATAAAATATTCGCTAATGTTTTTTACGATAAGACTATAAATGTACTAACTAGAGCAGATTCTTATGATGATGAAGGCGGTCTTATAACATCTGCTGATACTGTAGCTAGAACTATAGATTGTAATGTTAAATTTACTAATTTAGACGTGCTACAGCAGAGTATAGGATTGAGATATGAGATCGATATGGCAATTACGATGGCTACTACCGAATCAATAGCTTTAAATAGCATAATTGGTTATGAAAGTAGGAAATATTTAATAACTGATGTAATTCCTTTCGATTCTCATATTTTGGTGGTGTGTAAGATATGGAAATCAAGTTAGAGATTAAAAATTTTAGAGAGTTATTGCAGAAATTAAGTGAAAAAACAGATGTTAAAGAGGTAATGCAAAAATGGTCTAAAAATCTTTGTGAGAACGCTAAATCTATTTGTCCTGTGGATACTGGAAAATTAAGAGACAGTATTAAATATCGTAGTACTAACGATGAAATATGCGTATACACCGATGTTTACTATGCTCCTTATGTTGAGTTTGGAACAGGACGTAGAGGCGATGGAAGTTATCCAATAAAAATGGGTTTTAGTTACGGAAAGATAAATGGTCAAGTTGCTCAGCCATTTATGTATCCAGCTCTCATGTCCGCAAAAGAAGAGATCACGAATGATTTTATTGCCAATTTGAGGGGTGGATAATTATGTATTTACCAAAGTCGGATATTTTTTCCGCTTTAAATAGATTGAGAACAGTAGATTATGCTGTAAAACAATCTAATCAAAATTCTTTTGACGACCTGCCTGCTGTTACCTTCAGAGTTTCGACAAATGATATCACTCTTAATTTAGACAACGAGATTTCGAAGCAAGACATCGAAATAATAGTAGATGTTTGGTCAGAAGATAGTATGACCGCTAGTAGTGTTTTGAATGACGTGGAACGCATCATGAGAGATATGGATTATAGATTGTCCTTTAGTTCGGATATACCCGATCCAGAGGGATTGTTCCATATCAGCAATAGATTTAAATCTATTAAATGAGGTGTTAAAAATGGGAGCTACAAGGTCAATTGGAACTAAACTTTATAAATTACCTAATGCTGATTTAGACGAAACAGAGACTCTGAGAATTGCCAATTTAACTAGTATAGGGGCAATTGGACTAGAATCTGACGAAATAGATATTACGGATTTAGATTCCCCCGAGGATTATAAGGAATATATTGCTGGTGCTAAAGATCCTACAACAGTTGAAATGGAGGGTAATTTTAAGGATGAATCAGCAATGCAAAAACTCATGAACTTGTCTAACACTAGAACAGTTGAAGCATGGAGAGTTGATTATCCGAGTGGTGCTTCGTGGTCTTTCAACGCTTATATTAAGAGTTTTACAGATGGCGATAAAACAACTGACGGTCTTATAACATTTACATCAGGTTTAAGAATAACTGGTAAACCTACTTTCACCCCTGCTGGTCAAGTACAAGCTAGTTACACAGTAAGATACTATCTAGACAGTCTTAGCAATGTTGCAATTGCAAGTGAGTTGCCAACTACTAAGTATAATGTTGGTGACACTATAACTAGTTCTGAGTTGGTAGCAGATGTGGGTGCAACTTGGATATCCAAGTATAAACCACCAGCTTATAACGGAACTCCTACTTCTAATTTACCATTGGTTATAAATGGTACAGCAAGTCACGATATAGTTAAAGTGCTTTATACAGCAACAGCTTTATCTGCTCTAGCAGTGACATCTGTACCGCTAAACAGTGCAACTAATGTAGCTGTAGAAAGTACTATAGTTCTTACTTTTAACTACGAAGTTGCCGTTTGTCCTACTCCAATAGTTTGGAATATTACGGATGATAGTGCTGTTACATGCACTTCTGCTTGGAATACAGCTAATACTGTATTGACATTGACCCCATCTACCAATTTAGATGTTTCTAGTGATTATCGTGTCTTCATCATGGGGGCAGAGGATATTTACGAGAGAACTCTTGCTAATACAACAATAACATTTACTACAGAAGCAGGAACTTAAGAAAAGCGGTTAATTCCGCTTTCTTTCTAATTTTTATTTTATTTTATATGAGGTATTAACAATGATTAATTTAAAATTTAACGCTATGAAAATTGCAGAAATAGAAGATGAAAAAAACGATTCAGTTATTGTTTTATTACAAAGTTTCAAACTATCTATATTAGCTTTGTTTATCGAAAAAGGTGCAAACATAAGTAGAGATGAATCCTACAAAAAAATTGATGAATATTTAGCTTCTGGAAAATCTACTGAAGAATTATATATAGATGTTTTGGAAGCGGTGCAAAAAAACGGTTTTTTGCCAAAGATGATGGACTGCGATCAAATGAGAAAATCACTATCGGAAACAAAAGAAAAATTCAAGAAACAATTAGCAAAATAAGTGATTTATGGCGTGAGAATGAAGAAACCGCTATTTATATAGGTTTGAGTTTAGAAGAATACTGGAATTTGAATGTTAACCAGTTTAGGAAATATGTAGAAGTGTATAAATATAAGAAAGAAAATGAACTACAAGAACAAGACTTTCTTAATCACTTACTTGGTCAATATATTACTTATGCCTTTAATAACCCTAAGAAGTATCCTAAAAAAGCTTATTTAAGTAAAAACAATGCTAATAACAAACAAATGACTGATGAAGAAATGGAAAGAGAGGCGATGAAGTTCGTAAGGAGTTGATGTAAATTGACGGTCGAAGAACTTAGAATTTTAATTACAGCTGATTCTAGTAAATTAAAAAGTGAAATAGAAAAAGCAGGTAAAACACTTGAAAAATTAAAAGAACAGTCAGGCACTAAAAATATATATGATGCAGTTTCTGATAGATTAAAACAACAATCTTTTTTGCAGGAATTGCAATTAACGGAAAGATTAAATGCTAGAAAACAAAATTTGCAAGAAGCATCAGCATTAAATCAACGTCAATTAGCAGAAAGACAATCATTAATATTACAACAATTAGAAGATAGATACGATTTAAGGCAACAATTATCCGAATCAATAAAGATGTCTTTAAAAGATAAAAATGCACAAAGACACGCTTCAATAGTAGAACAATTAGAAGAAAGAACTGCACTAAGACAGCAACAATTAGATGAACGAGTTACAGATAAAAAACTTAAATTAAATGAAAATGTAGCTTTACAACAACAACAATTAGCAGAAAAGAATGCTCTAAAACAACAACAGTTAGATGAAAAGAATGCTTTAAGACAGCAACAGTTAGCAGAAAAGAATGCTCAAAAACAGCAGAATAATGTTTCATCAATTCTAAATGGTATTGGTGGAAAAATAGCAGGAGTATTCGCTACACTTCAGATTGGTAAGGCTTTGGTTAGTAATATCAAAGATTCTGTCAATGCTGTTGAATACGAGAGTTTATTCCAAGTATCGTTCGGCAAAATGGCGGATGGTGTTAGGAGTTGGTCGAATGAGGTATCTCAAGCACTAGGATTAAATGCAACAGAAATCCGCAAGACCACCGCTGTTATGTACGATATGATCAAAGCCTTAAATGTTGGTGAAAAAAGTGCTCTTACTATGGCAAAAGGTGTGACTCTATTATCTAAGGATGTTGCATCATTTAGGCATACAGATCCTCAATTAGTTTATGATAGGATTAGTTCAGGACTAATGGGCAATACACGTGGTCTGCATTTGATGGGTTATGCAATAACAGAGGCTACAGTCAAGAATTTCGCATATCAGAAGGGTATAGCCCAAGTTGGATCAGAATTAACTGAACAACAGAAAGTAGTTGCAAGATATTTACTTCTAATAGAACAAACTAAAACCGCTCATGGAAACTTAGCTCAAACTTTAAATTCACCTGCTAATCAAATCCGAATGCTTACCGCTAATTTAAAATATTTGTCTGAAACAATCGGCAATTTGTTCATGCCTTTACTTAACGCTGTACTTCCGATTCTAAATGCTTTCGCAATACTTTTAACTAGAGCAGTGACAGCAATAAGAGAATTTTTTGGCTTTAAAAGTAATGTTGATTATGCAAAAGAAATGCACGAAGGACTGTTAAACGCAACTACAGATTTAGGTGACATGAATAAGGGTGCTGAGGATTTCAATAAGAATTTAAAGAAGACAGATAATGCTATCAAGAAAGTGCAGAAGAGTTTAGCTAAGTTTGATGAGATGAATGTCTTGATGGACAAGACCAAGACTCCTAAAACTGTAATAGATAAAAACGCTCTTAAAATGCAAAATATGGGGAATACATTTGATTTTCCAATTGAAGAATATAATGCACATCTAGAATGGGTAAAAGATAATGTAAAAAGAATGGTAGACGAGATTCAGAATTCCTTTAATAATATCAATTTCGAACCGCTTAAAAATAGTTTAAAAATATTACAAGATGCTCTAAAGCCATTAACTGAGGAAATATCTCAAGCTTTGCAATGGCTGTTTAATAATGTCCTAATGCCAATATCCAAGTGGACTATTGAAGAAGCACTACCTGTATCCATAGATCTATTGACAGCATCTATTCAATTCTTATCCACTGCGTTAGATATAGCTAAACCTGTGTTTATATGGTTCTATGATAATTTCTTAGTTCCTTTATCTAAATTGGTTGGTTTTGCAGTTATAGAATTAATTAAATTATTGACTAAAGTACTAACTGGATTATCTGATTGGGCAAATGATAATAAAGATATAGTAGAGTTTGCATTTAAATCTATTTTGTCTTTCTTGGCTGGAATGTGGATATACAACAAAACTAAACCTATCAATAAATTCATTACAGATTTTACTCAAGCAATGAAAGATGGTTCTGGTGGAGTTTTGACCTTCTCAGGAGCTTGCAAAACAGGGTTAAAAGGAATTCAGAATTGGTTCGAAACTATAGGTAAAGGTGCTTTGGCTACATTTGCATTACAGGCTGGTATGGCTATAGTAGCAATGACTATTACCGATCTAATGGCTAACTGGGCACAAATGAATGGATTAGAAAGGACAATCGGATTTATAGGTGCAACGGCGGCGGCGATATTAATGTTGGCATTAGCAATCGGAGTTTTTCAATCAGCGTTGACTGCCGGAATTGCTGTAGCAGGAATAGTAGCAGGAGTATCAGCTGTATATTGGTCTATTTGTCAAGCTCAAGAAAGAGCTAAGGCACAATTTGCTCAAAATATGGTTTTACCTCCAATCAAACAACCAAATTTTCAAATGCCTAAGTTAGCAGAGGGTGGAATAGTAAAACATAGAACTTTTGCTGAAATTGGTGAGAATGGTGCTGAAGCTATAGTTCCATTAGAAAAAAATACTGGTTGGATAGATATGCTTGCATCTAAGTTAGGTGGTAGCAATCAACCTATTAACCTAACAGTCAAAATAGGTGAAGACAGCATCATCAATAGAGTTATAGATGGCATCAATAATAAAACTATGGAAATGGGTAGAGGGATGGTGATGATGTAATGTCAGATAGTGTAATCGAAAGAAATACCGCTACACCAATAGGTAATATTACCAAAAAATTATTAACTAAATTTGATACTTATACTGCACCAGTACCTCCAGCTACAGAAGGGACTTATACTGGAGACGTTGAAATTAAAGGAATCAAAGAATATAAAGTAACAAGGAATAAACTGTGGAAAGAAGCAAAACGAAATATGGCTGGAGAAATGAATGCTGTATTTATTGGTATTTTTCCTAAATTAGAAGTCAAAATAAAAGTTACAACCGCTACTTATTTAAAAACTCTTATAGGATTATTTGATCTTCCTTCTATAAAACTTAGGTGGTTTGATGATCTAACTGGGGATTATAAACGTGGCACTTTCTACATGAATGATTATTCCAACGAACTTATTTCTAAAATAGGTATTATAAAAGATCATAGTACTGATACTAAAACTGGACAACCTATACCAGATTCTGATCCTCCAGCTACAAAGACAGTTATAACAACTACTCCAATCCTAGAGCAATTTTATAAGGAATTCAAGATACATTTCATACCAGTTAAGAAAGGAGGCAACGATTTATAATGTATACCATTTCTAACGCCTTTAAAACTGCTATGGAATCAAATATCAAGAGTGTTTCAGCTTATGTTTCATATTATAACAATAATGATATAGAAGTAATAATGACTGGTAGTGATGCCATAGTTGATGTCAAAATATCTGCTGATAGTGAATTAGGTTCTTCTTCTATGAGAAAATTAGAAGTTACTTTCTTAAAATCTAGAATACCAGATACTTTTTCAACTTCAGTAGTAGCAGGAGAAGATGTTTGGTTTGGATATTCAACTATTGTTTCACAGAATCCTGAAACTTGGGGATCAGTATTTGTAGGTACTTTTAACATATCAGAAGTAAAGAATGTAGAGGATGAAGAAACATGCTCTATAGTAGCTTATGATCGTATGATTAAAACTATGTCGGATTATACTGATTCTATGCCTGCTGATAACTTTTGGGTAGCAGGAGCTACATTGTTAAGAGATTATATTGAAGAAGTGCTATATCGTTGCGGTGTTATATTAGGTAACTCAAATTTTGTCTTTAATGATTTTGTAGTTGATCAAGAGAGATTTGCTAACATGTACGGTTTTACTGTAAGAGACCTTGTTAACAATATATGTGAAATCAGCGGGACTGTGGCGATAATTAGCCCTTATCTTAATGTTGAAACTGATACTTGGGAAGATAGATTGTATTTTAAAAAGATTGATACTACTACAAGTGCATATACAATATCTTTTTATAATCTAATTACTTATAAATTTTATAAAAGATACGGGAATATAAACAAGGTAATATTTGCTAGAGAACCTCAAGAAGACTATGTAGAAAGATCATATTCAGACTCTATTTCTACTTACGGTTTGACTGAGTGGAAAGTAAATAATAATCAATTAATAGACTATCAGCCAATTATAGATCCAGACCAAATATTTGCAGATCAAATAGCACCTAAAGATAACAGAGAAACATATATAGATGCTACCAAATTAGCGGTTTGTGGAGCGGTTGAAACTGGTCATGCAGGAGCTATTTATTACTATCCATTTGAAGCAGAAACTGTGGGATATGGATGGTTTGAGATTGGAGATAGGATTAAGATAGAAAATACCACCATTCCAGCAGAAACAAAATACACTGTCGTCTTGAGCTATTCTGTTAATTTAGATGGTGGAATAAATGAGAAAATATCAGCAAGGCAGATTAATAAAACTGATACTAAAGTTAAATACACTAACAACAAGAATCAAAATCAAACTCAATTAGTAGTAGATAAGCAAAATCAAATAATAAGAGGATTTGTTGCCAAATTCAAAGCACAAGATGATACTATAAGTAGTTTCGAACAAACTGATACTGACTTTTACTTAAAATTAACTCAAACAGGCGGAAACAATATATTAGAAAATAGTGTGATGTACAATTATAGTATTGTTAATTCTCTGTATGTTCCTACAATTTGGGAACTATCAGGTACTGGCACTATAAATATATCTTTTATAGGTAGATTAGGTACATCTAAAAGTTTATCAGGAAATCAATTTACACTCTCAGGAGGTAATGAAACTACAGGGAAAACTGTAAGTCAAAAAGTAAAGTTAAGTATAGATAAAGAATCAACTACAATAGAAAAAAAGAGTTATTATTCTTTATCTTTTAAATTAAAAAAATCTGTAGGTACTGCTTGGGGTAGGATAAGAAATAACATACAAACAGTCTATACAGACACTATAACTTCTAATGCTGTAGATGAGTATACTCAATTTGTAATAACAGGATTTTTGCCAAAAGAAGAAATTAATTATGTAGAACTTTTTGGAGGAGCAAACTCGGAATCATCGTTTACAGATGTTTATCTAGAATTAAACTCCGTTAATAGCGATTGGTGTCAAGCTAGAGGAGAAGTTAACAACGAAACAGTAAATATAAACAAGGCAGGAATAATAGTTAAAGCACAGAAGCAACAATATAGCACTATAATTACTCCTACAGAATTTACTGGTAAATATAATAATGAGACTGTTTTTACCTTGAACAATGATGTCACAGAGGTTACAAAATTAAAAATAAAAGGATCGACTGGAACTACATCATCTTTTGCCGAATTAAATATGCCACCATTAAAATTGGTAGCTGTGTCAGACGGATGGACAATAATAAAATCTTAGGAGACTAACAAATGAAAAACGGAAGTTTTGTAGCCACCACAACCAATGAATCTATCTATGGTACAGTTGACTGGTCTAGTTATGTTGTAGAAGGTACTAATACATCCAATGTTACAGCAACTTTAACTCTTAGAAAATATTATATGACAGGAGTTACACAACCCACATCTGGTACTGGCACTTGGCGATTATACATTAATAATGTAAGATACGAGATTACCGCTTCAAAAAGCTTTGTTTTTAACTCAGATACTGTAGTTATAAGCAACGAAGTTACAGTAACACATAATACTGACGGTACTAAAAAATGCAATATAAGAGTAACAGGTGGAATATCTGGGACTTCATATACTCAAACATATACTAATTCTGACGTGGATCTGGATAATATTATAGTTAAAGCTACAATACTTACTGCTCCAAATTTTTTAGATACCGCCAATCCTACTCTCACTTTCTCTAATCCTAGTAATTATCCAGTACAATTTAAATTAGAAGATATTACTGATTTTCAGCATCCATCTGATTTGATAGTTACTAGCAAATTGACTAATTATTCTGGTAATTCTTATACTTTTAATCTTACTAGTAATCAGAGAGAAATATTAAAAACAGCATCTCAAAATTATGAATCTTTTCCAATTAGATTCACAGTTGCATCTTTTATACCTTCGAGTGAGGTTAATGCCACGTATTGGTCTTGGTTAGATAGGACTATGACAGTTACTCTAAGTGCACCTACATTTACTAATTTTACTCATGAAAATGTTGATTCAGAGACATTGACATTGACTGGTGATTCTTCTGTTTATATTCAAAATGTTTCTCAATGTCAGGTTAAAGTTCCAGTTGCAAATAAGATGATTGCTCAAAAAAATGCATCAGGAAAGGGTTACACTGCGTGGGTTGGAAGTTATTATAGTTGGAAAGAATATTCGGGTAATTCGGATGTAGTTTTTGATTTGTTTGATGTGGAAGATTATGCACCAGGATCTGTAGTCAGCGTGGTTGCTTTTGATTCTAGAGACAAAAATACAGTTGTAAGCAAACCTATGAATATAATTGAATATATTCCAAACAATAGTGCTCATTCTGCTTCGGTTTCAGAAAGAGTGAGTATTGACGGAAAAATAACCATAAATGCAAGTGGTACTTATTATCCGATAGTAGTAGGTGGTGTAGAAAAGAATACTGTCACAGTTTATTATAATTATAAAGAAAATGTAGAAGGTTCAAGTTGGTCTAGTGATATTTATATGGATGTTAATCTTAACTCAACAGAAGGAACATTTGTATGCAATCAAAAACAAATAGAAGGTTTGGATATAAATAAATCTTATTTAATAATGGTAATTGGCGATGATTTTCATGACATAATATTCGAATCAGATATAATAGGTTGCCAACCTGCTGCACCTATAGTTTATGTCACAGATAGCGGAAAGATAGGAATAAACAATATACCAGATGGAACTGACGCTGGATTATATTTACGAGATACTGATGTTTTTTATACCAGATTCCAAACTTACTTTGATGCTTATTTATATGATGATCTTTATGCAAAAATATCTAAAAGTATATATCCTGTTGGTTCTTGTTTTACTACTAATTATGAGATTACAAATGCTAATGATCTTCCAGTACCTGGTTCTAACTGGACGATAAATTATCAAGCATTATACGAAGACGGAGTACCTGTTATTTATTTCCACCTAAGAACTCAGTGACATTTTTGTGGTAAAATAATGCTAGACTGTAATACTACTATTTTATAATGACTTAAAAAATAATATTTTTCGGGGGTAATTTTAATGGCTTTAGCAGATAGGATCAATTTTGACGATGTGTATTTCAGCTTGCCACGATTAAAGAGGGAAATGTTTAAGCTAGAACCTATGAACGAGGTACTAGTAAAAAGCGGTGTAATCAAAAGAGACCAGAGTTTACAAAATTACGCTCTAACTGTTTCAGATTCTACAATACATTATGATGTTTATCAACCAAAACTTAGTAGCGGTGCTACAAACTATGATGCAACTCTAACTAATACAATTGAGTGTTATGACCAAACAAACGTTGTTCTAGGCAGGAAATATTCTTTTTCAACTAATGCACTTTCAAGTTTTTTAAGTGCAAGTAATCACGAAAAAGAAGTAGCTCAATTCTTAAACTATTATTCTCAGAAAATCAGGACTTACAGCCTTGTAAAAACTCTTATCGGTGTATGTGCAAACTCTGGAATGACAGACCAAGTTTATAATATTTCAACTGGTACTAGTATCACTGATGCAAATAGGTTAACTACCGCTCTATTACAAGCAGGCATTCAGACTAAATTTGGTGATAAATATATCGATAATTTAGTTATTATTTGTCACTCAGCTCAATTCCAGTCAATGTTAGCGTTAGGTTCGGCTACTTATGCTTATGATCCTGTTTTTGGAAAAGTAATGCCAAAAGTCTGTGGAATGAATGTTGTTATTAGTGATGCATGTACCACGGCGGCGAACTCAACTTATATTTCATTTATTCTTGGTAAAGAGTCTATTGTTTGTGCAGAGGCTCTAGAATCAAGTACAGTTGCTATAGCTAACGATACTGGATACGCATCAACAGGCAGACAATATTTAGTAGCTAAGGAAAGATATATTGCACAACCTGTTGGCGTATCTTTTACTGGCACTCCTGCTGGAGCTAGTCCTACAGATACAGAATTGGCTACTAACACAAACTGGACTCTAACTTTTACCGCTGACACTTATGTTCCTATTCTTAAGGTAATTGCTAACGTTTAAAGATTTTTGTTTATAGTATCTATCAAGGATTCATTCACCAAACTTTTTATGGTGATGTTTTTTTTATAGCAAATATCTACCATTTTATTGTGTATGTCTTCTGCGATAAAGACATGCAATATTTTTTCTTCGTTATTACTTGTTTTTAATGGTCTCCTTCCCATATTAAAATTTCCTCTCTCTGCATTCTAAACAAATGGCTCTACCATGCATGTTAATGGTTTTATTATATTGTTGTTCTGGAGTAAACTTAATGCCCTTGTAAATAGTTTCTTCAAAAGATTTTTCGCATTCTTCACACTTGTATATGTTTCCAGTTTTATTTTTTGGTTCTTGACTGTCAAATTGTTCTTGTTCTATAATATCGAAAGCGTTCATGTATAAATATCTTTTTAGATATGTCATAGTACCTCCTATTGCCTGTACTTCATTGCACTTATTCATATCTACTTTTACCATTGGTACTGTATATTCTATTCTATCTTCTGATTTTTCAATATCTATTATTGTTAAGATGCCCTCTGTGGACTTAAAATTAAAATGAGTGAGTAATTTTATTTCATCACACGCTTCTAATATTCTAGGAACAAAATCCGATAGTTCGTAGTACCAGAAATTAGAAAACTTATTATAACCACTTTTTTTGATGTTTTCGACCATAAGTCTTTTTTTAATTACTTGGATTTTTTGATAAATGTTCATGCTATTACCTCCATTCTTAATATAATTATTATAACATTATTTATTAAGAATATCTGTAGTCATATTACACAAAAATATGTTATAATCTTTGTGCAGTTTGATTACATAAAAAGGAGTGCTTACGCAAACAATAATATGACATCATTTATTTGTATTAAATGTGAATGTGTTATATAAAATTAGGAATATAGAAAAAATAATTAATAAGGAAATAAATAATGATAATTTGCGTTGACGGTTTAGATGCTACTGGAAAATCAACACAGTGTGAATTAATAAAAGATTATTTTGGAAAAAGAGCAAAGCTTATTAAGTTCCCTTCTCCTTATAAGGATTCTTCTTTTCTTGTGCATAAATATTTGGATGGTGAATTTGGGGATGATCCTAAACAGATTAATCCTTATGCTGTTTCTTCTTTTTATGCTATGGATAGGTATATTTCTTATCAGCGGGAATGGAAAAAGTATCTGGAAGATGGCTATATATTGATACTTGATAGGTATACTACTTCTAACTTGATTTTCCAATCAACAAAGGTGGATGATCAAAATTTGAAAGGTTTTGTTGATTGGATTATTAATTATGAATATGTTTTGCTAGGACTTCCTAGACCTGATATTACTATTTTTCTGGATTTGATTCCAGAGTTAACTAAAAAGTTGTTGATGATAAGGAATAAAAAGATTGATATTCATGAAGCGGATGATGAGTTAATTGTTAAAGCTTACGAAAACTCGCACAAGATAGCTGATATGTTGGGTTGGATCAAAGTTAAATGCTATGAGGGTAAGATGGTAAGAAAAATAATTAACATTTTGGATGAGATATTAGGTATAATTAACTTCTGATTCTAAGTTAATGGACGACTCCTGATGGAGTCGTTTTATGCTTTAGTAAGTTTTTTCTCCTCTAACTCCTGTTCCAATTCTTTAATTTTTGCTCTTAATTCTGAGTTTTCAGCGATTAGTAGTTCTATACCACGATGCATATTATCAACTCTTATCTTGATTCCATCAACATCTGTAAGTATTTTATCTAAATTGTTTTTTTGTTCTTCTATTAGCATTTTAAATACCTCTTGATTTTTTTTATTATCTATATTATACTGCGAATGTTGAAGAGAGAGAAGGTAATTATTAGCCACTTGAAGGGCTATTTTTTTTTATATCAAAGTTTTATATTGAAATATGTCGTATTTGGTGATATAATTAAATCACCTCGTTTGTTATTAAAAATTGTATGTTAGGACGGTTTGGTGGTCGTTCTTTTTTTTTGATTAATCGCCCCAATATTAGAGAAACTTCCAAAGGTTTAATAATACTAGCGATCTATTGGGGTGTATTTAAGTATATCACTATTAAAATTCTTTTACATGCATGTACTCACGTTGAGTATTATAGATGGTTTTTAAATTTAATTGTCACAGATTCATGATCGTTTAATTTATGATACAAATCTCTCAATCCCAAAAGTCTGTCTTCCATAAATATAATACATCTTTTTATTTCTTCTTTTGTTATAGTATCGGTTGTTCCTTCAATTTCTTTGATATTCATTTTAAAATTCCTTTCCGTGCATGTATTCGCGTTGAGTATTATACTGTAACTTATTTAATATTATCTCTTCTAAATCAACATCATAATAACCACAGATATCAAGTATTCTAATTACGCAGTCAGCTAATTCAGATGGAATTCCGCATGGTTTTCCGAGTTCATCATATTCAAAATCTGGAGTAAATCCCTTTCTAGACTCTTCTAATGCTTCGCTCAATTCTGAGTGACACAAAGCTATGAGTTCTCCAAAATTACGTTTTTCTTTCCAGAATCCTTTGTCTACTGCTATATTGTGACACATGTTTGTTAAATCAAATAATTCCATGTATCTCTACCTATCCTTTTCTAAAGCTCTTATTCTTGCTTCTAGTTCTTTATATTTAGTTTTTTCTTGTATTTGTTCTGATACAGCAAAAATTAACATTCTGACTTCTCCCAAGGCTAAAGTGCTTGGGGTTCTCGTTTCAACGAGGGTTGCCTACAAGTAGGTCTTACATCCTCTCCGCGAAGGGCTAGCCCAGCCCATTAAATATATTTTAACACCATGAAAAACAATGTTGCTAATTTATTATATCGTTTTATTGATTCAATTCGTTTAGTAAGTTGATTAATCTCAAGTTTTGTTTTTCATTTTCACTTTTGAATTTATGCCAACATTCTCTTGTTATTGTGTGCTTGTTGATTACAATAATGCAAGTTATATTCAAGATTAATAAAATTGATAATAGCAAATAAATCATCTATCTAAACCTCATCATCGAATTTTCTTAATAGATCATATGTATGTTTTATTTCTTGTTCTATTTCTTGGGTGAGGGCTTCGATGTATTTGAATTTGAAATCGCTTCTAGTGAGTGCTTTTAATTTCAAGTCATAAAAATTTAAGCATTCATCCATTTCTCCTAGTGTTGAACCAGTCAAGTTAAGTGCTACTTTGACGTCTTTTTTGTCATTATCTGTGTCGTCTAGTTGTGATAATTCTGTGAGACTTTCGGTGTAAGCTTTTGCAATAAATTCTTTGCTTTGCATCATCTCACCTCACATTAGCTATCTTAATTCTTTGTTTAGTAAAAGCTTTTTGACCTCCAGCAATATCTTGTTGCTCTTTTGCACTTGCTTGAAACTTATAATGAAACAAGCACTCAAAATAATAGTGTTCACAAGACTAATTATGATATCAATTGCCATCTTTCTCACCTCTTTTCGTGACAAAAATTAAGAAGCCATATCTATTGTAGTAGATAATGAAGCTTCTAAAACAATCTATGATAGTGATTATTATACCACTTTTTAACCCACAAGGAAAGAGTCAGTCACTACTCCAACTTGTGAATCTTCTTTTTTGTTAACCTATTTTAACCTTTTTATAATTTGATACCGATTCAAGTACAACATTTTTAAATTTTTCATCAGCATCATCAGTAGGTTTTATATTTTCATATTCTGAAGCAGAGTCAACCAAATCGGATATCAATTCGTGCAATGTCTTTTTCATTTTATTTTAATCTTCCTCCAATATGGCAAATGCTTACAAGCTAAAGAAAAATATTTTCTTAAATATTTGCTTGTCAATTTAAAAAAAATCAAATTAGTGGTTTTAGTTTCTTTTATCTCACTTTTAACCTCGTTAACAATTACATCTACTAATCCTTTTGGAGTCAACATCCATACAGTATTTTCATAGTCAGCCCTTTAGAGCCTCAAAATCAGTAATATTTACTCTGGATGATCTTTACCCTACTTGGTATCTTTTAGGCTCGTGTTGGGCTTCCTATGGCTTAGTTTTTATTCACCAGCCTCATTAGTTTTTATTTTTTGGTTCTGTGATGCAAATGGGGAACGTTTGTTTGTTATATGGATAAAATTTGAGAGTTTGATATCACTATCTTAGTTAATCTTAAACTCTCGTGATTACTACTGCTGAAGAAAATTTTAATCAGCGAACTGATTGACATTTTATGAGGCACAGCAAACGTTAGTGCGGTAGAGATTTAGTAGAGGTTATGGTTGAAAGACGAATTAATTAATCAAGATTTAACTTTTTTCCCTTAATTCGTTGTTAACCTATAAAGCGTACAGGTTTTGCCTTTTTTTGTGCATAGTGCCAAATAATTTACTGTCTACCTCGCTGTCTACCTATCAAACACTTGTTCTAGTGCCGTTTGTAGCTATTTTAAAAAAATGTCTCTGTCTACCTACTGTCTACCTAACAAAAGCCTTTCTAATGTATATTTATTAGATGTAGGTAGACGGTAGACAGTAAATTTTCCCAAAACTCTAGTTTTTTTTTAGTAGTAACCAGCAAAAAAAAAAAAAAAAACAAACAAAATTTTCTATAATT